TGGATGGAGCGGGCGCCGGCACTTAAACCGTATTTCGAGTGGCAGAAAACGCGCATAGTACAGAAACAGCACCCGGAGCGGTGGTTTGCGGCCGCCCGCACATCGAATAAACCCGAAAACCTGGCAGGGTTCCACGAGGAACACCTGCTTTTTATTATTGACGAGGCGTCCGGGGTGGACGATGAAATTTACGAGACCATTGAGGGGGCACTGACTACCCCGGATTCAAAGCTGCTGTTGTGCGGCAACCCTACCAGGAACAGCGGGGAATTCTACAATGCCTTTCACAAAAACCGGTCCTTGTACTGGGTAAAAAAAGTTGCTTGTGCCGACAGCCCCCGGGTGACCCCGGAGTATCGGGAGCGCCTGGTTAAAAAATATGGTGAGGACAGCGATGTAGTACGCGTTCGCGCAGATGGCGAGTTTCCGAAGGCAGAGCCCGATACGTTTATTCCGCTGGACATTGTGGAAGCGGCTACCATGCAGGAAGTTGAACCAGAGGGTCCGCTTGAAATTGGTGTTGATGTTGCCCGTTTCGGGGATGATGAAACAGTTTTGGCAGCTCGGGTTGGAATGAAGCAAGTGCGCATGGATATTTACCATGGACAGGATACCATGGTTACCACTGGTCGAGTGATATCCATGGCAAAAGAGTTGATGCGGGAATTTGGAAAACCCAGGTGTGTTGTGAAGGTTGACGATGACGGTGTTGGTGGTGCGGTTACGGACCGGTTGCGGGAGATTGTGCGGGAGGAAGGTCTGCACATCGAGGTTATCGATTGCCATAACGGTGGAGTACCGAATGATAAAGAGCACTACGAGGACTGGGGCTCTGAATCGTGGGCCCACCTGCGGGATCTGCTCCAGGAGGGTGAAATTGAGCTTATAAACGATGAAGACCTGGTGGGTCAGTTATCCACCAGGAAATATACTCTGACGAGCAAAGGAAAGATCAAGTTGGAAAGCAAAAAGGACATGAAAAAGCGAGGGCTACGAAGTCCAGACCGCGGTGATGCTGTGGTGCTGGCGTTTGCGCCGGTAGTAGGAGCGTTTGACCCAGCTTCTGTAACTGTTTTGAGAGGTGCTAAAGTATATGGTTAAGTGGTTGCAAAAAGCCGTGGGCGAAATATCCAAACTTAGAGATAACATATTTAACCCCCTCGGATGGCGTATTATCGGCAGCAGTTACGGGGCACCGTACAAACTAAATTCCAGCCGAGTGGACTATGCCAAAGCCCGGGCATTGTATGACAATACCGATGATGACTACAAACTGGGTGCCGGGTTTGCCAAGCCGGTTATAAACACCACAGTTGGATTTATGGGTGTACCGCACTTTCGCAGCGAGGACGAAGACGCCCAAGCGGTGCTAGACGACTTCTTTAGTACCAATGTCTCCAAGATGCAGCGTACTCATCGTAATGCGCTGCGGGATGGTGATTGCTATGTTTGGATCACCCGGGAGGAAACCGAGGACGCAGCCCTCTATCCCGAGGCTAAGGTGCGGCTGGTGTATAACATTATTCCACCAGAGCAGGTAAAAAAGATCAACCGGAACCCTCTAACTGGAAAACCGAGGGAATATATTCTGGTTTCGGAGCACGTATGGGAGGACGAGAACGGGGAAAAAAAGAGGGCCATTATAACCCAGCACATCAGCCGGGAGCGGCGGGTGATCCAGATCGAGGGTGATACCCCGCCGGACATTCAGCCGGGTGAGGAGAAAAATCCCTGGGGGTTTATCCCTATTGTGCACCTTAAAAACGAAGGGGATGAACACGAGGAGTTTGGCAGGAGTGACCTGGAACCTATTGAACCGTTCCTGAAGGCGTACCACGATGTTATGCTTCATGCTATCCAGGGCAGCAAGATGCACTCGACCCCGCGGCTGAAGCTAAAGCTTAAAGACGTGGCGCAGTTTTTGAAAAACAACTTTGACATAACGGATCCGCAGAAATTCGCCGCAGATGGTGGTACCATAAATTTCGATGGCCATGAGCTTTTAATATTTCAAGATGAAGAGGATGCGGAATTTATTGAGGTCAAAAGTGCTACCGGGGATGCGGCAACGCTTCTCAAGTTTTTGTTCTACTGCATAGTGGATACCTCGGAGACGCCAGAGTTTGCTTTTGGGGTACATACGCCGTCCAGCCTGTCCAGTGTGAAGGAGCAGATGCCGATCCTGGTCCGCCGGATAGCCCGGAAGCGGGAACACTTTACAGAAGCCTGGCAGTTGCTGGCCCGCATTGTTTTGGCCATGACTGCCCAGGCTGAAGGCAAGCGATTCAGCACTCATGCTACTACACTAGAGTGGGACGAGATTGACCCGCGGGACGAAAAGGATGTAGCAGAAACTCTGGAGCGCATTACAAATGCACTCAATACGGCGTTACAGGGCGGGTTTATTAGTATTGATGCTGCTGCGCAATTCCTTGCTCAATACATCGAAACTATGAATGACTACGTTAGCGATGACCCGGAAATTCCGGGCGAACGTGAACGAATTGTGAAGACCAGGCTGATGTTGATGCGCCTGGAAGATAGCCAGTTCTTTGAAAAACAAAAGCAAGAGCTTGATAAGGAACTGGGGCAGGTGTAATAGATGAGCAATGAAATTCAGCAAATCAAAGACGCCGCCGGTGAGTATAAACGCTGGGCATTGGAAGCCCGGAAAAAATACATCGAGTTGAGGTTACGACAAGACCCCGAAATCCGGGGCCTTTATATTAGGGCTGCTGATAGAGTGGCTAGGGAACTGCGAAAGCTAGCTCTGAAAACGCCGTCGAGTTATCTTCGAAAGCGGCAGTTGGAGGAACTAGAGGCGGCATTGAGGGCAGAAGCGGAAAAACTGGCTGGTAACCTGGAGAAGGCTCTGGGAAAGCACATTGAGCAAGCAGTTGATGCCGGGGCTGGTTATAGCCAGGGAGTTTTACTGGGATTGCTTAAAGAGGCTGGGATGAATATTGGCGAAATTCGTTCCATGTTTGCCACGGTCAACCGCCAGGCCGTGGAGGCCTGCTGGGCCAGGACGAAGAACGGTTTATTCCTCTCAGATAGGATATGGGAAAAGTCCGAAAAGTTCCAGGCTACTATGCGGGACCTGGTTCAGGAATCGGTTGCCATTGGCCAGGATGCAGTTAAAACTGCCCGGATGCTCCAACAGTACGTGCGCCAGGGAGCGCAGACGTTGGCGAAGGACTACCCAAACATGATGAAGCGAATGAAGGGACGCATTCCTGGTGACATCTGTTATGAGGCCTTGCGCCTGGTGCGGACTGAAACGACCGCCGCTTTTGGCGAAGGAACGATAGCAGCGGCAAGGGTTAGCCCTAGCTATAAAGGCATGAAGTGGGTCCTCTCGAAATCACATCCTGTTACGGACATTTGCGATACTTTGGCAGCTCACGACGAGGGCCTTGGTAAGGGGGTGTATTTGCCCGGGAACGAGCCGCCTTATCCCGGGCATCCCTAACTGCCTTTGCATACTGGTACCGGTTCATGAAGAACCAGAGGAATTTGTCGAGAGGTTAAAGCGGTGGAAAGACAATCCGGGTAGTGAACCTAAGCTCGAAAAGTGGTATAATAGCCTTGGTAAGGACTTGCTGGGGATCCGTGGGGGCGAGAAACCACGCTCGCTGGATCTTTCTCGCATTCACACCCTAGAAGAGTGTGAGCGTTGGGCACGGGAGAATTATCCACATATCCAATTTGAGTTTGAGGGAGCGCACGCAGATACCATTAAGCCAACATTGCAGCAGTTCCATAAGCTGGCTCAGGAATGGCCGGAAGTGGCGGCGAGGATAAAGTATATAGGGACAGGCAGGAGTTTTAGAGGCGAATATGCACATGCTGTAATGGATGGTACTGTAATAGGATTAAATCCAAGCTTTTATGGTGATCCCCGGAAATTTCAGCGATGGCTCAAAGATGATGTTGCAATGAAGCATCATCCTAAAGGGTGCGACACGATTGAGTCTATCTTTACACATGAGTTTGGGCATCTGGTTGACTCATGGCTTTCAGAACAGCTTGAAACTCCTATTTTGCCGGTGGTTAGTGCCGATGGGACGGGGTTGGTTAGCAGCACGGTTCTTAACTGGTTGGATCATTGGACGGAGAAAAAGAAGCGGTTAGTTAAAAACCTGAGCAGGTATGCAACAAAGAGCAAGGCAGAAGCATTTGCTGAAGTTTTTGCGGCTCATTATCACCAAACAGGTAGGAAAGGGAAATTCTTACGCTCGTTTGAAGCCTTGTTACAAGTGGTAGATAAAAAGAGGTGGTTGTCTGAATTTAAATGGTTGGATGAAGTGCAGGGTGATGAGAGGGATTTAGCCTTGCAGCGTATTAAAGACTTAAAAGAAAGGTTGGGGATGCTATGACTATAGGTCCCGCGCCGATGTGTTTGTTTTGCAAGCACCTTATTGAAACCGAAGAAGGAAGGGATGTTTGCAAAGCTTTTCCAGAAGGAATTCCGGATGAAATTTATTTTCACTACTACGATCATCGTAAAGAGTTTCCAGGAGATAAAGGAATTCGGTTTGAACCGGTTGAGAAGAAGTATATAGAACGCATTGAAAGTTTGTACGGCAAGGAGGCTTAACATGACTTACGGCATTGGCATCGGCTTCCCAATGGAGCCGACCAAGGAAGATATCAAAAAACTGAAGCGGGAACTAGCCCATGATATGTTTGGGGTGGTGGACGGTGGAAAGGCAAAGTCAAAACCATCAGCAAAGCGTACAGGTGGGGATAAAACAAAACCCAACGGCAAAAAGGATTGAAGTGCATCCAGTACACCAGAAACTGATCGTCCGGGACATGAAGACCGGACGATTTTTACAAAAGGGGTGATTCTTTTTGGGCGAAAAATTTTGCAGGATTGATGGACAGGATTGATGGAGTAGAGTTAACAAAGGTCATGATTAACTGCCCCCATTGTGGTGTAGGATTAGAAATTGATCTAAACAAACCTTTGGGGAAGCAGTTGTGTGAAGGGGTTTGCACCTGCGGGGCGTCAATTAAAGAAGTCAAAGAGCTTGTAACAGCATACAAAACAGCACTGGATATTATTAATTTCAAGCAATACAGGGTAGGGTTCAACATTAAATGCGAATAGGGTAAGCAACCAGAGCGCTGAGGCAAAAGCCAAGGCGCTTTTCTTATGCCTGCGAAAGGAGATGAAGAAGGGTGACCAGCGAAGAGCGGGAAAAACTCCGCAAGGAAGCTGAGGCCAGGGCCAAGAAATATGGCATTTCTTTTAAAGAGGGCAAGGGGCACCTCACGCCGCCCAAAGGCTACCCGGACGACCCAGAACAATACGGTGATCCTGTCAACTATGTTTATCCGATTGACAAAGAACATATTAGGGCGGCTGTCGCCTATTTCAACCACGAAGGCCAGAGAGAGGCTGGAGGGTATACGCCAGAAGAGTGGGCCATCATCGGCAAGCGCATTGCTGCTGCGGCCTCACGGCTGCTCGGTGGCAAATACGAGTATAAAAACGGTAAGGTTGTTCGGGTGGAGCCTGCTGGCGAAATCTACGCAGTCCAGGCTATTATCTCCGGTGAAATGCGAGTCGAAGACGTACCGCTTGCGCCCTGGGCTAACCTAGAGGCGCTGAAAGCTGGCGACCCGGAACCGATGGAAGTGGTAGTGGAGATCCCGGCCGGCAAATCAAAGCGAGGCTGGAATTACCGGCCCGAGGCTCTGCAGAAAATCGTCGGCGAAGTCATGAGCCAGGGGTTACCGGGTTTTCTTGGACATCAAAAGCCAGATGAAGTCGACCA